GGGAAGTTAATGGTGTCACCGTTGATCCAATGGTTAAGGCCATTTCTGACACGGACATTACTTTTAGTGATGTCTTACCAGACCATTACGTAGACGTTGCGAAATTCACGGTCAATCGAATCTTCTCTTTTATTGATCAGAACCAGCTCCGTGTACTCGATGATGAGGAAATAATCAAAGGAAATGATCATAAATATGTGCAACCTATCAATAGAGGAACATCTCCAGGATATCCTTATTGCTTAACTATGCATGATAAGAGAAAAGCCTTCGGTGAAACTGAGTACACTCTCGATACGGATAAAGCTGTCAAGATATATTCCGATATGCGGGAGCTTGAGGAGATGTATCAAATGGATGATAGTAACGTCATCTATAGAGATGCACTCAAGCCCGAGACACTTCCATTGAGGAAGGTGAAGATCTGTCAAACACGCCTACTTAGTTGTGCGCCTGTCCACTACACGATGTTATGGCGTAAATACTTTGGCATGTTTACTGGTGAATTCATGAGAACCAGACTTAACCATGGGGGTATGATTGGTATTAATCCATATTCTGCAGAGTGGTCTCACTTTGCTTCACTCATAAGTAGATTTGGCACCCCAATATATGATGGGGATTTCAAACAATTTGACAAGAGACAGCATCCTGCTGTATTGAAGGCAATACTTGATCAGCTATGTTTGAGGCTCAGCCATCTGGGGGATATTAAAGTTCTTCAAGGTTTATGTAAGGATGTTTATCACTCTACACACCTTGGTGGAGACTCTTTTTCGTGTGGTCAGCTTTATGGAAAGAGTGGATCATTACCATCTGGGCATCCAGCGACCAGTGTCTTAAATTCGATGTATAATATGTTTCTATTCCATAGTTTCATATACAGCAAATTTGGCATCAATAGTCTCTTGGATGTTGACAATATCTTTTCTCTGGGTGTTTATGGGGATGATAACATATGGTCTTTTGATACAGGACATCAAGTGGATGTTCAGGAAATTGTTGATCATTTCAGTCTGTATGGCATGACCTATACAAGTGCAACGAAAGATGGTATACCAGAAGGTAAGAGTTTGGTCGAATCCCAGTTTATCAAGCGTGGTTTCAGGTGGGATGGCTCATGGTTATGTGCACCACTTGAAAAGGATAGCATTGGTGATATGCTAAATTGGCGGAAACGTAAGATATCTGATGAGGATCATTTTGATGTTGTACATGATGTTGTATTGCGGGAATCAAGTCTGCACGGATATGAATATTACACTGAGAATTACAACAAGCTCACTCAGGCAGTCGACAAACTTTGTTTCAGAAGGTGTATGTTATTGTCTATGCCATTGGAGGACTCTTATACAATGGCGAAGCACGCCATTCGTACTCATGTACCTTCTTGGTCGACAAATGTTAATGAGATAATTTAGGTTATGAGTTTGGCGAACTCATGATGATCAAGCGCCATATATAGTTTTTAAATGTTTTAAATTCGTTCAAACTT